TCTTAGGATTGCCTAGAATCGGCTCGTTTAAAAAATTAATAGACTTGTTTAGTTCCTTGTATTCGTTCAAAGGAAGGCTATCTATTTGCATTTCAGTCATATTGTTGACTATTGCTACTAGCTTAACTTCTAGATCTAAGTCTGTTGCATCCTTCTCTTTAGAATTAAGAGCAGTATAAATCTGTTGGTATTGCCAGACAGTTATTTTATTCCACATAGTTCCTTGATTTTGCATAAAGATAAGACAAATAAATAGACTATACAAAATAGTGGCACAGAAATAACGAAGAACTTAATCATTGCTAATGTTTCTTTCATATTAATCTTTGTAAAATTCGTATGATAATGATACTAATTCCCTTGTAAGTTTTTTTACTTCAAGTTCTTTTAAAGCTAATTTCTTTTCAAGTTTGGCAATCCTTTCAATAAGACCTTCTATTTCCATCTTATCTAAGATGCCTTGTTTCAGTTCGTAATTGTTCATAGTTTAGTTTTTAAAATATCCCTGCTCCCGTTTCAGGATAACCCACTAAGATTATTAATTATTAAATTAGCAGGGATAGTAAGTTAAATATTTTCTAAGTATGCTGTAATTAAAAATACTACTACTATTATAATTACTGCTTCTATATTGTGTTGTCTTTGTTTCATATTGATTGTAATTTATTTCTTAAATTTATTAATGCTGCCTCATCTTGTGAATATATCTTAGCTAATTTAGGGTCATCAAAATCTTTTACAAGCCTCTCAATTTGTCTTAATCTTGCATAGATTGAATCTAATAAAAGACTTGTTTCTTCGTAGGTTAATTCTAAATTCATAGTTTTTTATTTTAGTTTTGTGTTTGTAAAGTTTTAATCCATTTTGTAATATCATTAAATACATTAAACCATTTTAAGGATTCTTCTGTTTCTTGTCCTGTCATAGAATCAGTATATAATACATATACATCTTCTTTTTTCAAATCACAATTTATTGGCATGTATAAAGTAAAATCATAATCTTCTAGCCATAAATAAGTGTAACCGCTACTAGAATTTACACTTAATTCTCCATAACAATCTAGTTTCATTCCTAATTTTTTTGCAGTTAAAACGAGATAACTTGCTTTTTCAATTTCCCATCCTGTCATTGTTTCAAAATTTGTGTGCATAGCTTTTATTTTTTTGGTTTTTAAATTGTGCGTTGGTCAGTCGCACCCCTGATTTAGATGGGTTTATAATTTAATTCCTTTATTAACTTTTAATACTTTTAAATGTCCATTATCTTGAACTATGCATTGAAATTGATAGCCTTGTTCTATAATACTTAATGCTTTTTTATATAATGTTTTATTAATATGTTTTCCTTTAACATATCTATTTAAATCTTCAATACAAGTTTCTTTTGTAATTGGTTTATCCCAAGATGACCAGTCAATTTTAAACATATACTTTGGTTTTATTACACAATGTTAAAATAAATATATGTATGTTTCCAAATAAAAACATATTATTTACATAAACGGCAAATGCAGATGATAAACGGTAAACTACAAAAAAGAGTATTTACCCTGCGATACATTATCCAACATATTAAGACAGACATATCTTATTGCATCTATACTATGGTTCATATAGTCAACAGGCTTATTTTCTAACTTGCCATCTTTATTCTGAATCCATTTGTAGCTATTAAATTCATTTTTAATATTGTGGCTTCTCTGGGTTACGTTTATCTTATAGGTCTTTAGCTTATTAATTGACTGCCTAATGCTATCTGCTCCCTTCTTTGCAGGTTCTATATTCCATCCATATTGGCTTAATTCAGCTATGCTTTTAGGTTCTGCACTATCTGCTACTATCCTTCCTGATATGTTTAAATCCTTTAGCAAATTGTTTATATCTGAGTTTAATAGTCTTTTAGAATATATCAGTTCATCAATTACAAGTTCGCCTGATTGGTTGTAAACTGCTACCAAAGCAGTAGGGTCGTTGGTAAATCCAAAGTCTAGTCCATATCCTATTAGCTTTGCATCTAGGCTTACGTTAGGAATAACATTGTAATCTCTAAATATTACCCCTTCTAGTTTGCCTGTAAGCCCTCTGGCATAAACTTTCCATAACTCTATATCCTCTATAGCCTCAATTTTATTGTGTATTGATTCATCTAAGAATGTATTATGCCTATGGTCGGATATGATTAACGATACATTCTCTTTGCCTATCAGGTCGTTATGCACCCAAAATTCAGTATTTGGGTTGTAGTCAATATAGCATTTCTTTTTAGTTCGGATATACAACTCATCCCAAACAGGCTTAGGAACCCCATTAGCCTCATTTAAAAACAAATAGTCACGCTTTCCTGACTTGGCATCTTGCCAGTCATCATAGCTCTTAAATTCAATTATAGAGCCATTTATGAAAGTATATATCCTGTCTGACTTGTTATATTCTAAAATATATGACTTTAGCACCTCGCTGCCTTCAATAATTGTTTGAGCATCTCTAATAGCACCTACCTTCAAATTGGGTATATCCTGTCCGACTATTGTAATAACCTGATTATCCTGCTCAATAGCGTGAAGGAATAAGCATTGTATAATTGAATAAGTCTTACCAGATGAAGTTCCACCTTGATTAATTACAATATCTGTTTTTGATTCATAATTAGCTTTAAAAACATCTGTTGTATTAAATATCCTATTTATTGATATCGACATCGGTTTCTCTATTAGATAAAGGTATTGAGCTAGAAGTTACTTCTATTTGTATTTTCCCTTGTAATTCTGTTCTATTGTTTGTGTCTATTTGTTCTTTTGGTTTGCCATATACTCTTGACAATAATGTTTCAATACTATAAAGACTTCCTTTTTTTAATGAAGTCCGCATAGCATTTGCTAGTGTCTTTTCTAATATTGTTCCGTTCTTATCATCTAGTATTTCGCTTAGTTGCGTTAAGTCCATAGCCATCATTGATTGTATCGTATCGTTTATCTCTGATAATTTATACCCACTATCTTTTAAAATAGTGGCATATTTTTTAGGTCTGCCACTAGGATTGCCTGACTGACCTTTTACAAATGGTATTAAGTTTTTATTCATCTTTTGGTTTATTAAAATGAGCCATAAATTCTTTTGATGATGCTGTATCTAATTGACCTTTTCTTTTAAAAAGTGATAACAAGTGCTCAGGGTCTAATCTTTTAAACTCTCTTTGTTTTTTAACTTTTCTAATTCTATTAACTTCCTCATTAATTGAATCGCATTTCCACATTTGCTCTAAAGAATAATATACAATAGAATAACGATATGCATCATCATTATCTTTTTCAAAATTACTTACTCCGTGTAAAATGCTTTGACCATCAAATACAGATAAAGTATTATCATCAATTTCTAATTTAACATTATATTCAGGGAATACTAGTCTACCGCCTTTCATCCCACGCTTAAAGGCTACCATATTTGATAGCACACCTTTAAAGTTACCTGAATCGTGATGGTATTTTAATGGATTATCTTTATTAACAATGCCACTTGTAAATGGTGTGCCTTGTATTGTCCACTGGTCTAATATCTTTTCCTTTACAATATCCTCGTGTATTTGGAATATATCTGGAAAGTATTCCTTATAATATTTTGTTAGGTTCTTTGCATATTCAGTTATAAAGTAATGCTGCTTTGGGAAATTGTTAATCATACTTGTTGAACTGCAAAAGTCCTGCCTCATTGTTACTTTTGGCTTATAACCAAAAATTGCAGATTGACTTTTTAATCCACGTGAGCGTACTCCTGTTGTATATTTAATGTTCTTTACCGCCCATCTTAAAGCATCTGTATCGTTGTTTAGCTTAACATATAAGATACGAGGGATGCCGTTCTCTGTAATCAGACAGTCATAATTAATTAAATGCTCGGCATCTGAATCCAAAGCAGTTCTTTTCTTAAAGGTTGACACATCTAACTTGGCAGGAACTATCTCAATTATTTTCATATCTTCTTTGATTTATATTTAGCATCAGTTAGTTTAGGTTCATAATACCAAGCTCTATCAGGTTTAACAATCACATCTATTGTAGGGTCTATTTTTTTAAATACTTCTATTTCTTTTATGGCTTGTTCCTTTCGGTCAAAACATTGATGACCACCCTCGCCAGAGCCAACAGGCTTACAATCAATCATATGCCTAGCACAAAATAATGTAAACTCGTTATTATTTATTATTTGAAAGAACTGCCAAAAATCCTCAAAGGTATTAACTCCAATCTGTGGTCTAAATTTATCTGTTTTAATTATGTAACAAGTTTGTACCCTTTTGTTTATATGCGTAAAAAGGCTTTTACTTTTGGCATAAAACTCAAACGAATATGGAAAGGTGATAGCAGATAAATTTGGATATTTTTCTAATTGTCCCAATATTTGTGGCATATCCCCAAATACATTGCCAAATTTTCTTAGGTCATCGTCAATCTTAAATATTGCATCATACCCATTCTCCTGTGCATATTGTTTAATGTATGATAATGAATAAGATATTCCTTTGTTTGATTCTGGTAATTTTATTTTTGTATGATAATTGTATTGGTCATAATCCTCAGCCTCTAAAAATAAAGCAGAGTCATATTCAATTCCTACCAATATTTTTTTAGTGTATTTCTCAAATGTTTCTGACCTTTTTTTAGAAGGTACCGCTATTAAGAGTTTCATTATGCTTCATATTTTTCAAGCAATAATAAAAGAACTTGACTGTTATCCTCTAAGTCATTAGCCTTTGCAATAGCATCAAGTCTATTCATTGTTTTTTCAAAATGCTCGTTTTCAAAATAAAGAACTATTTGCTTTATATTATTATTTAGGTATCTGTCTAAAGCATTCCCTAGCAAGTCCTTGTCTATTTCAGGCTCACTATTGTCCTCAATATTAAAGTTAGGGATATCTAAGCCCCAGTCCTTTAGGTCTAATGCATCCCAATTATTAGCTAACTCATCCCAATCCCATTCTCCATATCCTACGTTATCTTTTATTGTAAATTCTCTCTGTTGTTCTTCTGTAAATTCAGAGGCTACAATAATTGGCACCTCCGTTAGTCCAGATTCCTTGCAGGCTTTTAATCTCATATTGCCACCCAATACTACCATATCCTTATTAACGACAATAGGTCTTAGCTTTAGCATCTCTGGGAAATTATTAATGCTTTGTACTAATTGCTTAAACTTAGCATCTTTAATTACTCTGGGATTTGTAGGATTAGGTTTAATGTCATTAATCTTTACGACCTTGACTTCTGTAAGTGGGTATTTTTCTTTCATTCTTTTTATTTTAACAAAGATAGTGTTTTCTAGATTAATCTATCCATTTGCCGTGTGTTCTTAAATGCCAGAATCTATGTTTCAAGACTTCAATAATAATACCTAATAAGGTATCTGCTTCGTAAGTTCCTGCTTTTACTATTAGTTTCATAAATTGTTTATTTACCCTGACCTCTGTAAGGTTTAGGTTTTGATGAATGTTTATTATAAGATTTTTTTGCTTGTCCTCTTTTTCTTTTACCAAATGATACTTTGGTTGCATCGCTTTTACCTTTTGCCATCTAATTTATCTTTATGTTTCGCTTTTAAATATTCCATATGTGTTTTAGTATCCCCCATTACAACGTGGCAATGTCTACATAGTGCCATTAGGTTCTCTATAGTGTCAACCTTTTTAGTTCCACCCATTCCTCTGGCTTCTATGTGATGTATGTCTACAGCCCTAGAACCACAAACCTCACAAGGTATAAACTCATCTAGGATGTAACCAAAATGGGAACAATATACTTTAGTGTGATTTTTAATTATCTATTTCTTTTAGTTTATT